TGCATATTGCCTTGTCAGGGGCCCCTTTTGGGATATCTGACCGTCAGTATTGGGACGTTAATCCTTTATGCTCCTCCCGGCTAGGAGAATAATAGCCTGTACAATCCCCTATCAGATTTTGATGAAAACCCGACTGGAAATGTAAGTATGAATATCCTATTGATTATAGAATTATTCGGTTCTTTGTTCAAACATTGTTGATTACAACTGCGTTTGATCATTGTTTATAATGTATTGTCTAAATGAATATATATATGTAATTGTTGTAAATATTATATTAACGTATCTCAATATATAAGAAGTGATCTATTTAGATCGAGAAGCTTCGTTGGCAGCCCCAATAAATTCTCTCAACAAAATTCCTTTAAAATATTAGGTTGTATTTTAACATCGCTATACGTAGCTTTGGAAGGTCTTAAACTAACCTGCTACTACTCAAAATTTAAATGAAGACCTGCCTTCTAATGCAGGAAATGAATTAAATTCTGAATCTGTTCAAGTTGAACAGATCACCCAGTTTATTGATACAGCTCAAGAGGTGGTTTCACCTTTTGTAGCTCCTATTAATGGACTAAACTTGGATACTAATCATTCGATTGTAGATTATTTGAAGCGGCCAGCTTTGCTAGGTTCTTATAATATAAATACTGATGTCAATCCAGCTGCGCTCTATGTAGAGACAGATCGTCCTTCCACTGCGTTGTTCGATTTGCCTCGTGTTGCTATGACCATAGCTGGACGTGCTAATAAGTTAGCTAATTTTAGATATTTTTCAGCTACATCAAAATTGAAGATTATGTTTAACGTGAGCCCCTATGTCGAAGGATTATTTTTTATTGGTTATGCGCCAATGGATGATTTCAAACCCGATGTATATAAATTGGCACGTCGAAATTTGCCCAGTCTTACCTCCTGTCCAGGAGATTTGGTGGACATACAGTTGATGGATTCATATGAGATTACTGTTCCTTGGTGTGATACTAGGGACTGTGGTATGCTTAATGGTTCCACCACTGATTTTAGAAATGCTCGCTTGGGAATTTTCCCTTTATACGTTAAAGGACCTTCAGTTTTTAATATTAATATTCAAGTGTACCACTGGTTTGATGACATAACTCTTAAGGGACCAACTTTCTATGGACCAATTACTGTTGATGCGACTCTGCAAATTGCGCATGAAGGTAAGGGTCCAATTTCGGAAGTTGCAACCAAGGTCAGTAGTGTATCTAAAGTATTGTCACGAATTCCTATTATTTCTGATTTTGCGGGACCTGTCTCGTGGATTTCAGATTTGGTAGGTGGAGTGGCTTCTTCTTTTGGATACTCACGACCTGTTATTGGTTCTGCCGTCCAGCCAGTTAATTTTATTGCAGCCCGTGGTTTTGCCCAGGTCAAGGCTGAAGATGTCTCAACTGTTTTAGCAATGTCTAATGATAATGAGATATCTCCTTCAGTCAAAGCTTTTATGACGGACACTGATGAGATGAGTCTGGAGTATGTTTGTAATAATCCTGGTGTTGTGGAGACTGCAGCATGGAGATCCTCGGATCCCGTGGGAACGTCTTTTTTTACCACTATTGTATCAACTATTCCTATTTCAACTACAGTCGGTCCCGATAAGATCTATATGCCCACTAATTTTGAATATGTGAGTATGAATACTGGGTATTGGCGAG